AACATAACGAAAAACGAACTCAAGCAATCAAGCATTCAAGCATTCAAGCATTCAAGCATTTCAAGTTTCAAACAGAAAAAGCAAAAATACTTACTGGTTTTATTTGATTTCCGTGTTAATTTTCTACATTCTCATCACAATTTGCTAAGTTACAATGACAACAATCATGACTACACACGCACAAGGATCAGTGATGATGGGCAATCTGCCATCATCTTATTTCAATGGGAACGTACTGAGAGGCGTGACAGGTGCCTCATTCTTAATTGGATCTATAGAGATCCAATCACCAGTGGAACTTATTCCACCAAAGGTTGTGGCACAACAACCGATCAAGCCATACGTGCCACCAACTCGTTCGTTCACAGAGGACGACGCATACAATCCATTTGCATTGTATGTACCAGTCACTGCTCAAATGGAGCGTCAGGTGCAATTGCACCATTTTGGCTCACACAAAAGAGCCAAAAAGTTGGTTGTGCGCAAAAAGCGCACAAAGAAAGTATGGCAAATGAAGTTCGATAAGGACTTCATTGTCAGAAAGATTGAGGTGTCAATCGCTGGTGGACCATCACCATCGATGATGCCAGAAATCAAACGCTGCGCAACTGCTACATCTAAGCGCAGTAAGCTTAACCGGTCTAAACCGGCATTCGTCCACGCTTCAGTGGATAAGTTGATTGATGAACTACTCGTAGAACTACAAACGAGGAAGTTCACAATGGAGTTGATTGGAAGCAGGAAGAGAACCTGCAAACTTAATCTGAAGCGGTTTCATTCACAAGACCGCATCTTTGTGCAAACAAAGCACGAAGCTGGCAGAGTAGCATCACATGTTGATGTTAACTTGGATAACTGGTGTGAACAAGTTGTGCTGAAATGCACCAATAAGTTCAACAAGATGCTCAGAGTGAATGGAGGTCTGACATATGGATCGAGCGGCCTATGTATTCTATCAAGGAACATGTGTGCGCCGTCTTTTAGACCACAGCGTCAAGTTTTTATAGTTCGTGGTGAAAACCATAATCTACTATGTGATGCACGTGATTATTTGTGTGATGATCTTCGTTACACAACAAAGCATTTTTCAGATGAGCAAATTTCAAAGGAGTTCTTCCTGTCATTTTGTAAAACATACAAAGCGGGAAGACCTGAAATTGATCACTCTTGTGAAAGAGGAATTTCGGTTTCTTTATGTGGTGAAGTCGCGGGTTTAGTGACACAGTTACTATTTCCAAGTGGCAAAATTACATGCACAAAGTGTTTTGCTGAAAGCACATTGAAACCGTCTGTCACGGAAGATGAATTTGCTCTTAATGTTGATGTTTGTTGTAAACAAATAAGTTCATCATATCCGCAGTTCACACATGTCTTGAGCTTTCTGAAGGAACTGAAGAAACCAAAGCCTCAAGTAAACCCCAACATTGATACGTTTGCAGAGATCAAACTACTTGTTGGAGGACGGAACAAGGCACCCTTCACTCATGTTCTTAAAATGAATGATCTATTATTGAAGGGATCTTTAATGAGTGCAGAGGAGTATGGTGTAATGACAAGTCATTTGCTTGAAGTTGCACGATACTTGAACAACAGGACTGAGAACATGATGCTTGGCAGTTTAGCAAGTTTTAGAAATAAGATATCTGCTAAAGCGCACATAAATTTAACTTTAATGTGTGACAATCAATTGGACAGAAATGGCAACTTTGTTTGGGGTGCTCGTGGGTACCATGCGAAGAGGTTCTTTACAAACTTCTTTGATGAAGTTAAGCCAGATGAAGGATATGACCAGCATGTTGTTCGGAAGAGTCCGAATACAAGCAGAAAATTAGCAATTGGCAATTTGATTATGTCAACAAACTTTGAGTCTCTTCGGAATCAACTTGTCGGGGAGAAGATAACAGCATGTCCCTTAACTGAAAATTGCATAAGCAAACGTGATGATAATTTCTTATACTCATGTTGCTGTGTAACTTTAGATGATGGCAAACCATTGCTATCTGATTTGAAGACTCCAACCAAGAAGCATCTTGTGGTTGGTAATTCTGGTGATGCAAAATTTATAGATCTTCCTAAGGAAATTAGTGAAGGGATGTACATTGTGAAGGAAGGATATTGCTATCTTAATATTTTTCTAGCTATGCTAGTGAATGTTAATGAAAATGATGCAAAGGACTTCACGAAGTTTGTAAGAGACACTCTTGTGCCAAAACTTGGAAAGTGGCCAAAAATGATAGATGTGGCAACTGCTTGTTACATGCTCAAAGTGCTGTATCCTGATGTTCATAATGCTGAATTACCACGCATTCTAGTGGATCATGAGCACAAAACCATGCATGTTTTAGATTCCTACGGATCTTTAACAACAGGATACCATGTTCTGAAGGCAAATACTGTGACACAATTGTGTGAGTTTGCTAGTTATTCATTGAACTCATCAATGAAGGAGTATTTAGTTGGAGGCAAAATACCATTGGAACAACATTGTGACACAACCTTGAGGTTATTGATCAAGAGTATTTATAGACCAAAATTGTTTAGAGAACTCTTGATCGATGAGCCATATCTGTTAGCATTGTGTATCTGTTCACCCACTATTATAGTTGCTATGTATAATAATGGTTCTTTTGAACAAGCACTTTCTTTGTGGCTTGGGAAGGATATGGAGCTTTGCAATATGGTTGCAGTTCTAACAACATTAGCTCAGAAAGTTTCAGTTGCTGAATTGGTCACAGAGCAAAATGTTGCAATCAGTCAATATGCTGAGCAGATGCTTGACAGTGTTTTCCATGGTACTAAACCATCACACTCATATGGTCTTGCTCTGCACTACTTGACATTGAAAGCAGGCCAACATGAAGTTGATGCGTCACTTCGAGCAACAGGATATGACACAATATCTGAAGCAGCTCAAGCACTCATGGAAAAAAGCTATGCAGACTTGTTAAGGATGGAGTGGGACGCTTTAACCTCATTGGAAAAGTGGTATTCAATCAGATCTTCATTGAAATGGTTAAAGTTTGGGCGAAAACAGTTAAATCTGAGAAAATCCACAGACTTCGGGGCTGTTTACACATTCTCACTAAAGCAATTACTCGCCGAGAAGTTCCAGTTTCTCAAGGTCGTCTCCAAAACCACAAATGGTGCAAAAGAATGCGTGTACAAACTAGCTAGGTTCACCAACAAGAAATGGTGGTCAGCTGTTAGTTATTGTATACCTGATGTGTACAAATTTATAACGGTTTTGAGTGCAATTCTGATGCTAACCGCAGTCATGCGAGAAGTTCATGCATACATTGTGCAAATGAGGAATTGGAAAGCAATAGAGGCACAAAACAAGGCAGATGCGTGCGAGGATGAAATTGGTAGAATCATCGATGCATTCGAGTTCAGTAATGGTCGTTTACCGACTGTTTCTGAAATCAGAAGCAAGGTGAACTCATCTGATACACAGCTAATCAAGTATATTGACCATTATTATCAGTTTGAGGAAACTACTTTGCAGAAGGGTAGGCAGGAATTCGCCTACATGGAGCGCACAATAGCAGTCATAACTCTGCTTGTAATGGCTTTTGATGCTGAGAGGAGTGATTGTGTTTACAAAATCCTCAGCAAATTTAAAGGATTAGTGGTTTCTGTTGATAAGGAAACTACTCGTTTGGAGAGTTCTCTTGATGACATTTGTGACATCGCAGAGAATAAGCAAATGACAGTGGATTTTGAACTTAATACTGATGATCATGTCATTGAAGATTTGAAGGGTATTTCATTTAGAGCTTGGTGGGACAATCAGATCAACAGATCAAACACTCGTCCACACTACCGCACTGAAGGAAAGTTCATTGAGTTTACTCGAAGCACTGCAAGCTCAGTGGCTTCAGAGATTTCACATTCAGAGACCAAGGATTGGTTAGTGAGAGGTGCAGTTGGTTCTGGTAAATCAACTGGTTTACCATACAATTTGTGCAAGAGAGGCAAAGTCTTAATGCTGGAGCCAACAAGACCTTTGGCAAATAATGTGTTTCAGCAATTGAAGGCACAGCCATTCATGGCTAGTCCAACATTGAGGATAAGAGGCAAATCGTCATTTGGTTCATCACCAATCACCATTATGACAACAGGCTTTGCTTTGCATTATTATGCACATAATTTGGCACAATTACAAGATTTTGACTATGTCATTTTTGATGAGTGCCATGTGAATGATGCATCTGGAATGGCTTTCAGAAATTTGCTTTTTGAACATGAATTTAATGGAAGAGTTTTGAAGGTGTCAGCCACACCGCCAGGCAGAGAAGTTGAATTCTCAACACAATATCCAGTGGAAATCAAGATTGAAGATAACCTATCTTTCCAGGAATTTGTGTCAGCACAAGGTACACAGTCAAATGCTGATGTTGTCCGACATGGAAACAACATATTAGTGTATGTTGCTAGTTACAATGAAGTTGATTCACTTAGCAAATTACTTGTTGCGAAGAACTTCATGGTAACCAAAGCTGATGGCCGGACAATGAAGGAAAGTGGTCTAGAAATTCAAACAAAAGGCACTGACAGCAAGAAACACTTTGTCGTTGCAACTAACATCATTGAAAATGGTGTTACATTAGACATAGACGTTGTTGTTGACTTTGGCATGAAAGTTACACCAGTGCTGGATTTTGATAACCGAGCTATTTGCTACCATAAAGTTGAAATTAGCTATGGTGAAAGAATCCAAAGACTTGGAAGAGTTGGGAGACATAAACCTGGTGTAGCTTTAAGAATTGGCCACACAGTGAAAGGACTGATTGATATTCCTGAGATGATTGCTACAGAGGCAGCATTCCTGTGCTTTATGTATAATTTACCTGTGACTACACAAAATGTGTCAACATCTATCTTGGAGAAGTGCACACTTCCACAAGCTAAGACAATGGCACAGTTTGAGTTACCATATTTCTATACGTACAATTTGGTACGTCATGATGGGAGTATGCATCCAGCAATATATGACATCTTGAAGAAGTACAAGCTGAGGGATTCCAACACATTTTTGAATAAACTGGCAATCCCACACAAGAGCATTGGAGTTTGGATTCCAAGTGACACTTATAGAAGGACAGGCTTTCATACTGAATTGGAAAATATGAGAATTGCTTTTCTCACAAAGGAAGTCCCGGACAAAGTTCACAGGGAGGTATGGGAGGCAGTTTGTAAATATAAGTGTGATGCTGGAATTGGTAGACTAACTAGTCACCAAGTTTCAAAAGTGGCATATACTTTGCAGACTGATGTGCACTCAATTGCAAGGACCATCACTACAATAAACCAGTTGATGGCAAATGAGCGCATGAAACAAAGCCATTTTGAAGCTATCACAAGTAAGACAACAGAGTTCAGTAACTATTCGCTAAATAGTGTCTTCACAGCAATTCGATCTCGATATGCTAGGAATCACACTCAGCAAAACTTGGAAATACTGAACAGGGCAAAGGATCAGCTTCTTGAATTTAGCAATCTTGCTCATGATCGGAATGTTGATGATGTGCTCGCCAATTTTGGCTATCTTGAGGCAATCACATTCCAATCATCAAAAGGAGTGTCAAAGTTTTTGGGTTTAGAAGGACAATGGAACAAGTCTTTGATCACTAGAGACGCTCTCATAATAGGAGCAGTTGCAGTTGGAGGTGCTTGCATGCTTTACAAGTGGTTTCAAAGTAATTCTAAAGAAGAAATCACACTGCAAGGAAGGAAGAATCAAGCACACAAGTTGCGAATGGCAAAATCCCAAGCGGAGAAAATGAATTATGTCGTCGAAGGAGATGATGCCGCCCTCACACACTATTTTGGATCAGCATATGCCTCAAAAGGCAAGAAGAAAGGAACAGTGAGAGGAATGGGTCATAAGAACAGAAAGTTCGTGAACATGTATGGATTTGATCCTACCGACTTTCAATATGTTCGTTTTGTGGATCCATTAACTGGTCGCACAGCAGATGAATCTCCGTACACTGACATTGCCATTGTACAGGAGAACTTTGGAAAAATAAGAGCTGAGTACATAGGAGATGGCAAATTGTCACCACAACACATAGTGTCAAAGCCTGGCATTAAGGCTTATTATGTGAATGACATATCGAAGAAAGCTCTTGAGGTGGATCTGACACCGCATCTATCTCTGAAAATGAGCGACTTTGGAAACAAAATAATGGGATTTCCAGACAGAGAGAGTGAATTGAGGCAAACTGGTGCTGCAAAGCACATATCACCTGATAAAGTCCCAGAAGCAAATGAAGAGATTGAATTGGAAGGAGCGTCACTTGCAAGTGGAGTTCGAGATTACAACATGATCTCTGCTGCACTTTGTAAACTGACAAATGATTCTGATGGTGTGAGGATCTCAACATCTGGCATAGGTTTTGGACCATTCATAATTACGAACAAGCATTTATTCAGATCAAATAATGGTCAAATGGAAATCCGAACTCAACATGGTTTGTTCTTCATTCGCAACCTTAAGACGTTGCAAGTTCATTTGATTGAGAACCATGACATGCTAATAATTAAAATGCCAAAGGATTTTCCACCATTTGCTATGAAGTTGAAGTTCCGACTTCCAGTGAAAGAAGAGAAAGCCTGCATCGTGTCAACAAACTTTCAGACAAAGAGCATGAGCAGTCAAGTTTCTGAGCCAAGCACAATAGTTCCAATGCCAAAATCAACATTTTGGAGACATTGGATCACAACAAAAGATGGCCAGTGTGGTCTTCCATTAGTTGCTTTGAAAGATGGAAAGATTCTTGGAATTCATTGTGGTTCGAATGTTTTAACAAGCAATCACTTCACCTACATTCCAGAAAATTTCCAAAATTTGATAATGGGAGCACTCGAAATGGATTGGGTGAAAGGCTGGAAATTCAATTTGAATACCATTAGCTGGGGCAATCTCAAAATTCAAGAGAGCCAACCAGAGCAGCCATTTGTCACTGAGAAAATTGTTAGTGATCTTTTTGATGAGGGCATTGTGATACAAGCCAATATGCAAAATTGGGTGTACAATGAAATTTGTGACAATTTGGTCCCAATTGCTACATGCCCAAGTCAATTAGTCACAAAACATGTTGTTAAGGGAAAGTGCAATCTGTTCAGCTTGTATTTAGCCACTCATGAAGAGGAGGAAAAATATTTCCGACCACTAATGGGAGCTTATCTACCAAGCAAATTGAATAGAGAGGCATATCTGAAGGATATAATGAAATACTCAAGTGCAACAGAGGTTGGATCTGTGAATACAGACATCTTTGATAGAGCAGTGAATAGTTTGATTAATATGCTCGAAGATGCTGGTTTTGAAGAAAATGAGTATGTGACAGATGAGATGCAGATATTCAGTGCTTTAAATATGAAAGCAGCAGTTGGAGCTCTATACAAAGGGAAGAAAAGAGATTACTTTGCCAATTGCTCACCAGCTGATTTGGAAAATTTCTTGAGAGCCAGTTGTGAGAGACTCTTTCTTGGCAAACTTGGGTTGTGGAATGGCTCACTTAAAGCTGAATTGCGGCCAATTGAAAAGGTTGAGCAAAACAAGACACGAACTTTTACAGCAGCACCAGTTGATACATTACTGGCTGGAAAAGTTTGTGTGGATGATTTTAATAACCAATTCTATTCTCTCAACTTGCAGATACCCTCAACTGTCGGAATGACAAAATTTTTCAGAGGGTGGGATAAATTGATGAGAGGGCTTCCTGATGGATGGACTTATTGTTATGCTGACGGATCAAGGTTTGATAGTTCTCTATCACCATACCTTTTGAATGCTATTATTCAAGTCAGACTCTACTTCATGGAAGAATGGGATATTGGTGAAGTGATGTTGAAGAACTTGTACACCGAAATTGTGTACACACCAATATCCACACCAGATGGCACTGTAATAAAGAAACATAAGGGCAATAATAGTGGACAACCATCTACAGTCGTTGACAACACACTGATGGTTAACATAGCCATGTTTTACGCCATGCACTCACGTGACATTCCGAAAGAGTCCGTGAGATTTTATGTTAATGGAGATGATCTGCTCATTGCTATAGAGCCACAGTATGAAGACGAGTTGAAGCATTTTCAAGCTTTATTCTTAGAACTCGGTCTTATTTATACTTTTGATGACATTACAAAAGACCGCAGTGATGTGGAATTTATGTCACACAAGGCTGTTCTCAGAGAAGGTATTTACATACCTAAACTTGAACCAGAGCGGATTGTTTCCATTCTTGAATGGGACAGATCAGGAGAACCATCTCATCGGCTGGAAGCCATCTGTGCAAGCATCATAGAGTCGTGGGGCTATGATGAACTGACTAAGAGGATCAGAATGTTTTATCTTTGGATTCTCGAGCAAGCACCCTACAAACAACTTGCTGAAGAAGGGAGAGCTCCTTACCTAGCTGAAACTGCTCTGCGCAAGTTATACCTTGATGCTGAACCCACTGAATTGGAATTGCTTAAATATGCAGGGTGCATCAGAGGTGATTATGATGATAGCTTGGCATCTGAAGATATATATCTCCAAGCTGATACAGTTGATGCCGGTAGTAACACACAAGCCGGAAAGAACCAGTCAAAAGAAAAAGACACAAGTGTTGTCACGACTGGAGAGAAAAAGGATCTTGTCGCTAAACAAGATCGAGATGTGAATGCTGGTTCTAGTGGAACCTTTAGTGTACCTCGCATTAAAGCAATTCCTACTAAGATGAACCTACCCAAGATCAAGAATAAACAAGTTATTAGTCTGGACCATCTGCTGAACTACAAACCAGAACAACATGATATCTCAAACACAAGGGCCACACACCAACAATTTGAACAGTGGCACAATCGTGTACGAGATGCTTATGAAGTTACTGATGAACAGATGCAGATAATCTTGAATGGATTAATGGTTTGGTGTATCGAAAATGGTACATCACCAAACATACATGGTGTCTGGACTATGATGGATGGGGAGGAACAGGTTGAGTATGCATTAAAGCCCATCATTGAAAATGCTCAACCCACATTTCGCCAAATAATGGCGCATTTTAGCGATCTAGCGGAGGCTTATATTGAAATGAGGAACAGGGATCGCGCCTACATGCCACGTTACGGGCTACAGCGCAATCTTACTGACATGAGTCTGAGCCGCTATGCATTTGACTTTTACGAGGTTACTCCGCGGACGCCAACCCGTGCTCGTGAAGCTCATATGCAGATGAAAGCTGCAGCAATTCGAAACAACACAACGAAGTTATTTGGTCTGGATGGGAATGTTTCAACTGCTGAAGAGGATACCGAACGTCACACGGCACAAGACGTTAACAGAGGTATGCACACATTACTTGGTGTGCGTCAAGGTTAGAGGTTATCTTTGCTTTCTGCACTTTTAATTACTATGTCTATATGTAATATGTTTAACACTGCCACTAGCCAACCGTTTTGTCTCGTGATTAGTGAGGTTCGACCTCGTTCACATTACAGAAGGGCGTTAGTCAGTATTTACATTTCATATCTTAGTATGTACTAAAAGTGTCTCTCTACGTTCACCTTCCAGTCGCAGTGAGGTTATACCTCGGACACGGAAGTGGTTCATAGAGCGAG